GCGGAATGTACTGCGTATACTTTCATTACTGCTGTCTAATGGGTATTTCCATGGAGGAACGTATACCCGACGACGTGGTCAACGGTTTCCGGAGCATGCTATTCAGGGTATAAAATCTCGTATATAAATATACTCATAATGGCGAATAAATGGTTGACGCACGTTAAGAGCACGATGAAGTCGATGAAGTCGAAGGGTACGTACAAGAAGGGTGACGGCCTCAAGAAGGTCATCCTGGCGGCGAAGAAGACCTACAAGAAGAAGGGCGGTGCGGGTGGTCCCGAGTCTATGGAAGAGGTTGGCGGTCGTCGTCGTAAGACTCGTCGTCGCAAGACTCGTTCCTAAAAAAATCAAAGCTCCTAACATATAAAGACAAATGGGTGGTGGTCTACTTCAACTCGTAGCACATGGAGCACAGGACGCATACCTAACTGGAAATCCGCAGATTACGTTCTGGAAGGGTCTCTTCAAGCGCCATACTAATTTTGCGATGGAGCCCTTTCGCATTAATTTAACTGGTATGCCCATGTGGGGTCAGAAGCAGAGCGTGACTCTCGGTCGCCATGCCGACTTGGCGTATTCTACTTATTTGAGCATTCAGCTTCCCGCGACTGCACGTGTTAATAATGCCGACCAGAATATCAACTGGAACAATGAACAGGGTCGTTTGGGATACAACTTACTGGATTATGTGGAGATTGAGGTTGGTGGCCAACTGATTGATCGTCTATACAGCGAGTGGCTGTATCTGTGGGATACGCTGACGTCTGATTACAATACCAGCTTCAAGCTCCATCAGATGGTCGGTGCCGGTGAGAGTGCTGGCTATACTGTCCTTCCAAGTGCTGCGTCATGTGTGCGTGCAACTGGGCGCGAAAACCATCCAAACGTTTTATTCGTGCCTCTACCTTTCTTTTACACGAAAAATCCTGGTGCGGCTCTCCCTCTCATTGCTCTCCAGTACCACGAGGTAAAGATTAATATCAACTGGAACAAGTCTCAGTTTGTCGGGCACGTGGGTGCGAGTATTCCTGAAAATATTGGATCTCTCGTTGCTCCTCCCCCGCCTTCGGCTGTTGCGCTGTATGTTGACTACATCTACCTGGATGTGGATGAGCGCCGTCGTATGGCCCAGGAGTCGCACGAGTATCTGATTGAACAGGTTCAGTTCAACGAGGATAAGGGTATATCGTCTTCCAACAATCGTATTGACCTGACCTTTAATCACCCCGTTAAGGAACTTGTATGGGTTGTTCAGCCTGAACGCTACACCAACTGCAAGATCGCACAGCCACGTGACGGCGCTACGGTTACAGCGACTCTCGGCGCGCCTCGTCCAAACATCAGCCGCCTATCTCCTTTCACGTACACGTATCCCAATCAGCGTGTAACGGCTAACGGTTCTGCAGATACGAGCTACACGCAGCCGATTTCGGAACAGTGGATTCAGATTAATGGACAGGATCGTATGGATCGTCGCCATGGAGATTATTTTAGCAAGGTACAGTCTTACCAGCACCACACGGGAACGATGAAGCCGTTTGGGTTCCAGACCTTCTCATCTGCCGCTCAAGGAGTAACAACGGCCGCTCGTCCTTCGGTCCACAATGCGATCTACTCATACTCATTTGCGCTCAAGCCAGAGGAACACCAGCCTTCTGGCACGTGTAACTTCTCGCGGATTGATACGGCCACGATAGTGATGAACATCTCCGGCGATTACATTATTGATGAGGCTACCGACAACAACTGGAACGTGCGTGTATATGCCACGAACTACAATGTTCTCCGTATTATGAGCGGTATGGCGGGGCTAGCATATTCAAATTAATAAATCACATCCGAATTATAATAAACATGGCCGAAGTTCCAAAGACACCTCCACCGGCAGAAGCACCCAAGACATCTGCTGAAGTCCTTAAATCAATACCAACCGGCACAATTATTTGGATTATATTAGCTCTACTTCAGGCAATATTGTTCTATTCGGGTGCGGCAAAGCTGTCTTATGACCGATTCCGCTCGGTTGGGTGGGCAATAGTGGCGTTCTTGTTTGCACCGCTCTACTACATGTACTATGCCTTCTTCGTCAGCACATCTGCGTCGCCCGTTATGATTGCCGCTGCCCGTCGGGCTTGGCGGATGTGAATTCCTGCTTGAGTTTTTCCAAATACAAAATAGCATCCATGTGCTCCTCCTGGGCATGCTGAATCCATTCAAGTACTGATAGATCCTTTCTGTCCAAATCAGTACCGTATTTTTGTTTACCAATTTCAGAGCGCTTTTGAAACGCAGATATGACTGATGTAACTACAGAGTCATACTTGTGTTCCATTTAATATAACTATTCCCCTTATAAGTAAATAATGGAACCCGATAAGCTCCTTGTTGTAGCCCATCCGGATGATGAAGTTCTGTGGGGTGGCGCGAATTTACTCCGTGAGCCCGGATGGTTAGTCATTTCTGCTACAAACTCATCAAACGCCGGACGTAAGATTGAGTTTCAGAAGACGATGTCTTACTTCAACGTTACCCAATTTCGCATGCTGGATGTTCCGGATAATTATATCGACGAAGATGAAGTTGGAGTAGACCGGGCAACCGAACTTGCCAACCAGTTATTTGACGGGAGTGTGCTGGACACGACTCTTGCCGAGTTAACTAGCAAACAGTGGAAGCTAGTGCTATCTCACAATTCTCAGGGAGAGTATGGTCACGTTCATCACAAAAAGGTTGGACAGTTAGTCAAAAAGCATTTCCCCAACGCGGTAGAATTTGCGGTAGATTCGGAGTTGAACGCAGAACTAAACGAAATCAAACGTAGTGGTATGGTTTTCTATGCGAAAACACAAACTATCACGAGACTATATTACGAAAAAAAGAAACAGGAGATGGATGCGAGATTTCAAGACCATATTTATAAAGAAAAATTGTATGTGCCTCGTGTCCGTGCTATCCCACTAATTATTCACCAAATTTGGTTCGGACAAGAAATGAAAGCAGATGACCCCCGAATTGTTCTTTTTAACCAAGTGAAGGAGACGGCAGAACGCAACGGGTTCCAATATAAACTTTGGGGTAACGCAGAATTCAATGCGGATACTTTGCCGCTCACTTTTGAGTATGCTCAAACTTCGCTCGCCAAAGGACAAGAAAAGAAAACATCCCGCTGGGCACAGGTTGCCGACCTTTCACGTTATGAACTACTTCATCGGTTCGGGGGCGTATATTTGGACTCGTTGTTTGAAATAAGTGACGCGTTCTGTAATTACATTAAAGAACGAGTGACCCAATTTGATTTGATAGTGAGTAGCGAAGACCCTTGTGGATTAGATTGTGAAGGAATTAATAAATTCAAATATATTTCCAACGGATTATTTGCGTGTATTCCCGGATGTGTATCTTTGAAGAGAATTGTTCATCCCAAGACTCTGGAAACTATTGATTTTAATTCAAAATTCATAAACCGCAGCACAGGACCCTATCTGCTGCGTGCTGGAATCAACGCAGAAAAAGATAACGTTCATGTAATCGATACCCCGCTTATTTATCCCGTATGGATACACGATACTGATTATCGTCAGGCCGAACCGAACCCGTGTTTACAAGATAAAACCTTAATTGGAAAATGTTTGAGCACAAAGTACCCTAACTCAATCGCTCTGTATCATAGTGGATTAGGTGGAACATGGAGCTGGTAAATTACCACTCCATCATGATATCATCCACGCGGCAGGAAGTTTCATCTCCCTGCTCAACGCGAGTATTTACCTCCGCAAGTTCGCTATCGAATACCGAAACGTCTTCTTCGGTACCTTCGGGCAACTTGGTTTCATCAACTAGAATATCAACGAACCCGGTGCCACATGGGGGCTTCTGACCGAACATGATGTTGGCCGAGACACCCTTCATGCTATCAAACTCACCCGACATTGCAGCGTTAAACAGTACCTTGCTAGTCTCTTCAAACGATGAGCGAGCAAGGACACCCGAGTCACCCTTACTCATACCGAAGCGGTCTACGGATAACATATAACCCGGATGCGTCATTGAATCGATGAGCGTAATCATGTGATGATAATTCACAAACTCAGTCTTGAATACTTCCATGAATTCCTCATAGAGCATCACACGTACCGTTTCAATTCCGAATACATCCAGGATTTCGTGAACATCATTCGAGAAAGAGCGCATCGGGTCAACATTCGGAACTGTTGCCAAATCCAGCAGATTAGTACCCTCAACGTCAAACACAAACTGTTTCAGTGGAACATATCCTGCTACCGCCGAATCGTAAACGAGTTCAGACTTTACCTCACGACGATAAACGCGCCCGATTCCATCAACACCAGTCAGGATAGTATCAAGTAACTTATCTTCAATAAAGCGCAGAGAAAGAGCATTCTTTGCTACTTCGGGGCTGAATGATATGCGAATCACCAACTTACCGGGACTGTTGGTATCGGAATGGATACAATCAAACACCTTCAAGGTCTTATTATTTTGAATCTTGGCTGCGATGGTTGTCATGTCCACGCTTCGATCAGCCATTTCAAGATGGTCGAGTTCAAGACGCATAACCCACGGGGAGATACAACTCATATCACCCTGCGTTACTGCGAACTTTTCGTACGACTTGAGGATTTCAACATCTTCCTGAATAGCCGTGTCAGTAGACGTGTGTATCGGATCGTAATAAATTCGTACCGACTTCGTGACATCTCGCAGGGTTGTCTTTTGGATTTCGCGCATCATAGAGAACGTGTTGTCTTCCGAAGATGATACTGACTGATTTAGGTATACAACATTCATCGGATTCTTTGGATTGTGCGATACGCTGAGTAGCTCGATAATGCGAGGCACACCTTGGGTTGCATTAGCCTTGACGGTACCAGCAGAGTGGAAAGTATTCAAAGTTAGCTGAGTGGTAGGCTCTCCAATCGATTGGGCCGCCAGTGTACCCACCATCTCACCAGGATGAACGCGCGCCTTCATGTACTTGAAGCGAATATCACGCAGCAGCTCATCAAACAGAACTTTACTCAGTCGCATTTTGATGATTGATTTCTTCGGAGCAAGGTAATACCGAAGCAGGATATGAAAGACGCGATTCTCCTTCATCATCTGCTCGGCGCACAACTTTTTTAGTTCTTCAACTACATACGTTGGAGTCAAATCGGTTTTAGTGGCATACGGGTTCACGAACTTTTGAGTTAGGCGTCGCAGGTTAACGGGCGACAGAATTTTGGAACTCTTGTTGTATCGCAGAACATTTCGTACTAAGAACTCTCGGTCTTCAATCAGCTGTTCGATCAAATCGTCTGCTACGACATCGCCAGTAACACATGCCGCAAAATCGGAGCCAGATGCTGCGAACTCTGAATAAATCTGCTCCAGAGTCATGTGGCCCAAGTTACATTCCTGCGCCTCAACGCAAATACTGTCAATACCATCACCACCATAATTGAACTGTACAATAGAGCCGTCGGCGTTGCGAACCGTTCCGTCGTATTCCACGTGTAGGTCTTCCATCGTCTTGACCAGTTTGCGCTGAATGTAACCAGAGTCACTGGTTTTTACGGCAGTATCAATCAGACCCTCGCGTCCGGCCATAGCGTGAAAGAAGAACTCTGCGGGACGAAGACCGCTGATGAAACTGTTCTCCACAAAGCCACGAGATTCCATACCGTGGTCGTACTTTGTGAAATGTGGCAGGGTGCGGTCCTGTAGAGTGAACTGTACTCGCTTGCCCGCAATAAGCTGTTGCCCCAGCAGAGCCATCATTTGGGCGATGTTCAAATCGGAGCCTTTGGAACCCGACTCTACCATTTCCTTCATTCGGTTCTTGGGGTTCAAGTTTTCCATCACCTTCTTCGCAACTTCGGCTCCTGCTTCACGAAGCGCATTATTTACCTGATTTTCCAGCTCTTCACCGTCCGGTCGGCTTGAATTGTTCAGAAAGGTGCCCGCGTGTACCGATGAAATGATGTCGGATACTGCCTTGCGTCCTTTGTCGAGCGCGCGCTGAACGGTTTCTACGATAACGTTGTTTGCTACCAGGTCCGATGCGCCTACCGAAAACCCAGAGTACAAATTGTATTTTGTTACAATATTTTGAACTTCGTTGATGAACTGACCACAGCGCTGGTGACCGAAGTCGTTGTAAATTACGTGTAGGATACCGTCAATCAAATTATCAGCCGAACCACCAAACGCACTCTTCTTGAGCACACCATCGGTCAGCTGTCCGTCGCGAACCTTAATGCTTCCGTTGAAGTTCATCAGAGGAAGCGTACTAGAAATGAGTTCCTTACCAGTCAGGTATCCGCCTTTGCGAGAATAATTTGAAAGAGGCTTCTTTGTTCGGGAAAGAATGTTCATAGCAATATGTTCGGGAACCTTTACATCATTTTGTGAGATGCGATAAGCTCCCGTCAGCGAGTCCTGGAAAAGCTGAATAATTGGAGAATTTGTACGGGGTGAAATGATTTGTCGCAGAACCGATGCTAGAAATTTGAGTTCCGTAGCAGCCGCGATACTTTGGGGGACGTGCATATTCATTTCGTCTCCGTCAAAGTCTGCGTTGTATGGCCGGGTTGCTGATACATTCAGACGGAATGTAGAATATGGCAGCACCACGATACGATGGCACTCCATCGAACCCTTGTGTAGGGATGGCTGACGATTGAAGAGTACCACATCCCCGTCGATTAGATGACGGTTCACGACATCACCCGGCTTGATATCAACAGTGTCGGGATTAGCATAGCGTAGGCTGATTGGGTTATCTCCGTAGGCTTGGAAGGACTTTGCTCCGGGATACTTTGCGGGACCGTTGCGAACATAAGACATTAGACGGTCACGATTGTATGGCGTAACCAGTTCAGGGAATGTCAAGTTCATCGCGATCTCTTCGGGAACGCCCAGTTCATCTACTTCGATATTCGCATCGGGGGTAATAACGGTACGAGCCGAGAAATCTACTCGCTTACCCATCAAGTTACCACGCACTCGCCCAGTTTTGGCTCCCATACGAGACTTCAGTGTCTTGAGGGGGCGACCGGAACGCTGGGCTGCGGGAGGTAGACCTTTGATATCATTGTCTACATACGTTGCGACATCAAACTGAACCATCGCAGAGTACTTGTCAATGATATCTGCCGATTCGCCCTTGTCAATCTTCTCACGAAGCCGCTGGTTGTTGCGAACAATATCAATTAGTTTATGCGTCAAGTCGTCTTCCATACGCTGATTGTCGTCCATTACGACCGACGGACGAACCGTGAGTGGCGGTACTGCCAACACGGTACAAATCATCCAGTCAGGGCGACTGAATTTAGGATGGAAACCAATCGCAGTAACGTGTTGGTCGCTGATACGCTGGAAGCAACGCAGAACCATTTCGGGCTGTAGTTGAATCGGTTCCTTACCTTCCTGGTAGGTAACACCCGACAACGAGGCAACTGTATTTTCAACTTTTTCTACCTTTTTAAACACCTGGCTTCCACAGTGAACGCAACCAAATCCAGCACCCTCTGTTCCAACCGCAGACTTATTCTTGAATTGCGCAGTAAATTCACGGACAGAATTAAAGCGATCCATTCCACGTAACCCTTTCGGAATTGCAGTATCCAGCGTAACATCAGGCAAATACGGATTAGAGCAGTTCAAACAGATTACTCCGAGCACATTTCGGATATTATCGATAAACTGATAAAGATATACGGGCCGTGCTAGACGAATGTGTCCGAAATGACCCGGACAGAGCAAATTGGTCTGCTTACAAGTTGTACATACCTTGCCATTTTCAATAACTCCGAAGCGGCTATCAAATACACCCCCAGGGACAGGTGTACCACCCTGATATGTCTTATCAGTCGTCACCTCGACAACGCTGCGAGAAACAATCTCATCAGGATTTGCGATGCCGAACTGAACGCCGATAATAGTATCGCCCATTCTTATACTTACTTGTCGTATGTCTATATTCTTTTGATTCGTTTTCAAGCAGCACGTCCTAAATTTAAAGTCAACTCCCAAAACTCATCGTCGCCGAGAATTTCATTCATAAATTCGGGCGAATAATCTTTTTCCATAGACTCAACCCACTCCAAAAATTCACGACCTTCACGCTTACGAAATTTAACTTTCTCTTTGATACGTTTGCGACTAATATCGTGAAAAACGCGATGGGCAAATACTTCGGTATCACGAGGAGCTTCACTTTCATCACGCATTTTGCGAACGAGAGAATACCACTGCTCCATTTGAATTTCCAAGAGAAAAGTAAGATGCCTAGAAAAACACTCAAACTCAAAACCGTCCGGCGTTCTCACAAGCCCGAGAAGAAGTACGATGCCGTATTTCTCACAGACAAAGGTCGTGAAAAGGTAGTTTCTTTTGGCGCGAGAAAGATGACAAACGGTAAATGGGAGGACATGTCTGATTTTACCAAGCACAAGGACAAAACTCGCAGGGCGCGTTATTTAAAACGTCATGCGGGTATGGGTGAGAATTGGAACAAGCCAGATACACCGGGGGCTTTGAGTAGGTGGATCCTGTGGGGACCGTCTACTTCCTTCAGGGAAAGTGTAAAGACGTTTAGACGGCGGTTCCGTGTATAGATTGGTAAGATGCCGGAGTGGTCAACGGGGGAGGCTTAAGATCTCCTGACGAATAGTCGCGTGGGTTCGAACCCCACTCTTACCAGCATTATACAAAAACAAATGAACATATGAAAAAGCAACACTTCCAATCACGATGGGGTACCACCACTCCATTATGATTGAAAATCATTTTTCATCACATTCCGAAACGCATAATTACGCTACTACCGTCTCTACTACCGTCTCTACTACCGTTTCTACTACCGGCTCGGTAACGACAGGAACCTCTACTACCGTTTCTGCTACCGTCTCTACTACGGCAGGAACTTCGATTACTGGCTCGGTAACGACAGGAACCTCTACTACCGTCTCTACTACGGGCTCTACTACGGGCTCAACTACCGGCTCGGTAACGACAGACACCTCAACTACCGTTTCTGCTACCGGCTCGGTAACGACAGGAACCTCAACTACCGGCTCGGTAACGACAGGCACCTCAACTACCGGCTCTACTACGGGCTCAATAGCGAGGGGCACCTCAACTACGGGCTCAACAACTACGGGCTCGGCAACGACGGGCGCTACCGCTACGGGCACTTGAATCATAGGAAGTTCAAGAACCTGCTGTGTAAGAACTTCTAGCTGCGTAACAAAAAAACGCCTAATATGTTCAATCCAGAACAGTCTCATTTAATATTTACTAAGACGATATATTAACGCGAAAACGGATTTAAGAGTTTAAGGCAATAAGATCTTACCCCCAGAATGGCCTTTTCCGAACCCGCACACGACTACGATACCGAATGTTTCTTGACGGAGCAGCGCAACTTTCAGAAGTACTACAACACACCATTCGAGCTTGACGGAACGTGGTATGCGTCGCTGTCACATTACGAGATGGAGCTACAAGCAAAGGAGATGAAGCTTGCCAAGATGACGATTGAACTGAAACTATTCATTCAGGAAATGGTGTTGACTGAAATGTATCGGAACATGGATAGAGAGTTTCCCGCTTTGAAATCTAAGTAAGCATACTGGCTCGTGTAATGCGCTGAGTCCGTTTAGAGTCACGTTCTTTTGTAAACCCCCCATTAATTCGCCTACATGTTTTTCCCTTGTATTTTTTGCTTTCGCATCCACTGGTATAGTAGAGTACCCTCTGTGAGTATCCTCGGTAGGATGGTATTTCAATTTTAATTACGCTACTAAGTTCATACAGAAGCCCGTACATCCATTTCATGTAACCTTTGCGATTTGGAAGTTCGACCGGATGCTTTTTCAAATATTGTTTAAAGACCGAACGAAATTTACCGAATGGATACACCTCTGCTAATTTTTCCATAAACATGCGCTGACGTGCCATATCGGATTCGTCGGGACTGGTAGGGTAATTTGAGGCAACCGAGAAAAGGAAGTCGCGTCCGGGGATTTCGGTTGGTTTCATAGACATGTATCGGTCTTTCACTTCTTCAAACGATGGGTCTACCCCAGGGTCAGTTACATTATCGTCATCCTTACACTGTGTCCTCAACTTATCGTTTACCATATTGTGAATTTCGTACAACCACTTCCCTGCGTCTTCCCCCAGTGGGTGTTTTTTCACAAACTCCGTCGTACTTTTTCGGCAAAACTTACACGGAAGCACGTCTTTCATCATTAGTAAAACTTCGGCAGGATGGGGCGACCTGAACGCAATCAGGTGGAATAGCTGCCACCCACTCGGACCAAAAAATCGTGTATCTATACCCATTATTCTATTCAGAGGTATAAATGTCCTGTCCGTACAAATACTTATTCGGTGTGCCAGGGGAAGGGTTTCATTCATACAGGTTATTTGGTCTCGCAGTCGGTGATACTTTGGGAACTGTCGGTCTCGCATGGATTACATCGTATTTAACAGATTCAAGCTTATTTTGGAATTTCATCGTATGGTTCGCGGTGGGAGAAGTTCTGCATTATTACTTTGGAACGCCAACCGCATTTTTGAAATTAGTGAATTTGGAACCAAAATGCTGAAAAAGTTTATCTATCAAGATATAAACAAAATGGACGGAGGTGCAACGAGTTCTCGTCGTCTACTTCTAACTGTCGCAGTGGCATTCGTTATCGGAGGTGCCCTCAAGGATTTCTTCTCGGCCTTCACTAGCAGCCTAGCCACGCCCGTAATTGCCTCGCTGTTCCCTGGCGTCCAGCAGACGGTGTACGGTCTGGAAATTCAGGTCGCGGGTGTCAAGCTGGAGGTTGGTAAGGTGGTGTCTGCCACGGTGACCCTGCTGGTGTCACTGCTGATTGTGTCGGTGACTCTGCCTTACATCAAGGCCTATGCTCCCATCCAGGGCGCCAAGCGTTCGTAAAAAGTTATTACACCTAAATAAATAGACATGGATTGGTGGGATGGTGTAAAAAGTATGTTTAGAGGACCTGCATCTTCTACCGAATCGGTAGCACAATCGACACTGGGACCGGCTGCGTCTACCTCGCAGACCAGTTCTATGTTTGGAACGCAGAGTGAAACACCGGGATATACTGGGACGGGAGCGCGTCGTATAGCAAAGTCGCGAAAGACCCGTCATGCTAAGAAGAAGACGCGTCGCAGTCGGAAACATTAAACAAACTATGTAATAAATAAATGGAAAACACCAGTTCTGTGATTGATACTACAGGCACAGAACTACCGCAACCCGAAGATACTGCTCCTTCGTACATAACAACCTTGGAAGAACTGGTAAATACCCACGGTGCGATTATTCAACAGGAAAATATGGATAAGTATTCGTTACTGTCTGTATTTCAACCCAACCCAAGCGCTCTAAAAAAACAATTGATTATCTGGGCCTCATTGGGGTTCCCTGATAATTGGAAAGTTTTCACTTCACGAATCAATCCTCCGAGTATATGTTCAGACGGAGAAACGCGAGAGTTTTATCCTTATTTACTATATCTATTGAATAGCCCAGAAAATGTATACTTAACTAATTTAAATTCACAAGTACCTGGCGTGAGCTTTAGTTTTTTTATTGGAGAGTTGAATACAATAGGTCTCAGCGTTTTCAAGTCCTGATTCTGTAATATGCATGCGTCGATGGGAAGGCATCATTCAATCCCCATTTGCCCATCAGGTATCCTTCTATTTGGAATATCTCTTGATCTGAAAGAGCGTAACGGAATATGATATGTTCATATATATTACCTACAAATGCATTTGTTCCTTGAGCTGCCATTGAATATGCTCCAAATATTAGACCAAAGTTAGTCGCAGTTATATTAAGATCTGACCCGGATGTCGTGGTCCCTGCATCCTGAGTACCATTCCTGCGAGCATACATCGTATTTCCACGACGATAGTTAACTACAATATACGGTTGTCCGGAAAACGGAGTAGGTGAATATGTCTTTGTTTGCTCTGTTGTAGGACTTATATAATAAATGAATTTATCCGTATAGGTTGATAGACGCGGATTATTTGTAGCGCTGGAAAGAATGTTTGAAATCATACGAGTCGACTGATGTGTTACTTCTGTATACACTGTGATAATCGTATATTCATTATTCGCACTCAATGTTGAAAAACTCGTCACTGGATTTGTATATCCAGCCGCTAAAGTCCCTATAGGCGATCCACTAGTTGGTGAACCTGATGTGGCGAATCGTATTCCGGGTAAGCCATTTTGTGCACTATTAACTAAGGTTGGACGTCTGGGACTAGTTGATTGAAGGGTCAATGGCAAGTTGCCTCCTGCCGATTTCCATGTTGCAATATCAACTCCTGTAACAAATGTAATAGTGTCGGAATTCGCAGCGTCAAACCACACGGCTAATCCTTTTGCGTATATTTTAGTTAAGTCTACAGACGATGAAATTCTTGTTGAAGTTGTTCGATAAGGATGGAGAAATTCTCCAAGTACATTTGATGTCCCCCCTAAAAATTCTT